TCAGCCGGCGAGCTTGATGTTGGTGACCCGGGCGAAGACGAAGCTGGGCAACGCAGGCGTGCCGTGGGACGGCAACGTGACCTTCGTGATCAGTTCCGCCTTCGAGGGCTATCTGATGCAGATCCCGGAGTTCGCCAACCGGCTCTGGGTCAACAAGCCGCCCACCGACAGCGCGGATCTCGCCTGGCGCGACAAGCCGCAGATGTACTGGTGGAACGGCTGCATGTGGATCGTGCACCCGAACCTCCCGGGCACGGGCACCAACAACGAGACCTGTTTTGCGTTCCACAAGAGCGCCATCGGTCACGCGTTGGATTCCGCGGGCCTTGAGACCCCGGTGGGCTACAACGAGGAGCAGGCGTATTCCTGGGCTCGTGCCACCTCGAACCTCGGGTCAAAGGTGTTGCAGAACTCGGGCATCGTCCTGATCCCCCACGACGGCTCGCAGCTGTCCTAACCGGCGCGGCGACACAGGAGCACAGCAGACATGGCTTACAACACTTCCAACCCGCCGGTTCCGGTCTCGATGGGCCCGCTCGCGGGGTTCGGCGCGAACGAGCCGGGCGCCGGCCAGACGATCCCCAAGTTGTGGGTGTACTCGAGCGCGGATCCGATCGCGACCGTGCAGGGTGCCGGGTACTTCTCGAACGGCCTCACGCTCGGGATGCGGGTCAACGATATCGTCTTCGTCATCGACAACAACCTGGCGAAAATGTATCCGTCCTTCGTGACTGCGGTCACCCCGACACCTGGCGCACCGGCGGTGGCGGGCACAGGCACGGCCACGATCAACTCGACGACCACGCTGACGGCCGCCTAACAAGCGCTTCGATCCATCACTTACGGGCCGCCCCTCATCCGGGCGGCCTTTCTTTTTGCACGAGGATCAAACCATGGCTGAAAAAAACCAACCTTCACCTCCCGCTGCGCAAGATGCCCCGACCCGCAAGCCGCGCGAGAAGCCGCTGCCCGCGCTGCACGCGGATCGGATGCGAAGCACCGAGTACGTGCGCAACATCTGGCAGGTCACACCGGAAGTCGGGACCGAGCCCGAGGAACTCCTGGCACCCGACTACTGGTCGCATAACGCACATCAGCTGCGCCAGCGCGACCGCATCGAGGCCTGGGCTGAGGACTTGAGCTGGTACGCGGAATACCTGGTGCTCGATGTCGGCCGCAACTGGGCGAAGGTGCACCTGTGCGAGAACACCATCCAGGAGTTCCACGCCTTCGAGCCCCGCCGCGCCAACATGATTCTTCCCGGCCACACGGTAGCCTACAAAGGACTGTTCGCGAAGTGGTGCGCCATCCGTGACAAAGACGGTGTGATCCTGAAGGACAAGTGCGAGACGGAGGGCGAAGCGTTGAGTTGGCTGTCGGAGCACGCCAAGAGCCTGGCGGCCTGAAGCCATGAGCGCTGAGGTCATCGAATTCACGCCCAAGCGCGAGTACGTCTGGGAACATCGATGCGCGGCGCAGGGCCAGACCTTCTTCCTCCACCGGGACGGCTCCGTTCAATGCGAGGGATGCAAGGAGTTCGTTCTGGATCTCGTCTGGGGTAAACGCAGCTCTCAGGAGAAGCAGCCAACATGACCACCGCGACCCGCCTGTCGATCTACAACGGCGCCTGCGCCGCCATTGGCGAGCGTCAGCTGATGCCCGCGAACCCTGGCGGCAACTACTCCACGGAAAACCGGGAGTCCCGGCGCGCGCTCGATGACGTCTGGGATCGCGGTGGTGTCCGCACCTGCCTGGCGGCGGGCCTGTGGAACTTCGCCCGTCGCGGCATTCAATGGAACTACGATCCCGACTTCACCCCTCCCTGGGGCTTCCAGTGCGCCTTCCGGTTGAACCCGGACTGGGTGCGCTGGATGGCAGTATGTGTCGATCCCTACATGTCAGCGCCACTCCTGCAGTACCAGGACGAGGGCAGTTTCTTCTACTGCGATCTGCAGCAGCTGTGGGTCGCCTACGTGTCGGACGATCCGAACTTCGGGATGAACATGGCGGCGTGGCCGGATAACTTCCAACGCTACGTCGAGCTCTACTTCGCCGAGGCCGTCTGTCAACGCGTCACCGGAAAGCCGCCTAGCGATGGCGGCGATGAGAGCGTGAGCAAGCGTTGCGAGCGCGCCCTCAAGAAGTCCAAGTCCACCGACGCCATGAACGAGGCGACCGCCATGATCCCACCGGGCCAGTGGCGCCAGGCGCGGCACGGCCGGCGTCAGTCCCTCGAACGCGGCAATCCGTACTCACTCTACGGTTGAGCCATGCCTCGAGAGAACCAAGTCACCCTGGCGTTCAACCGGGGTGTTCTCTCCCAATTGGGGTTGGCGCGTATCGATCTCAGCCGCTACCGCATGGCAGCGGCGACGATGGTCAACTGGATCGCGCGCGTGCTGGGCAGCATGATGCTGCGCCCGGGCACCGCCTTCATCGGCGCAACCGCCGGCAATGCGATCTGCAAGACCATCCCGTTCATTTTCGGCGCCACCGACACTGCCCGTATCGAGGTCACCCAGGGCAATCTGCAGGTTTGGGTCAACGATGCGCTGATCAGTCGCCCGGCGGTCACGACCACGGTCACCAACGGCAACTTTGCGACCAACACCGCCGGCTGGACGAACGCGAGCGAGACCGGCGCCTCCGTGACCTGGCAAGCGGCCGGCCAGGTCGCCTTTGTCGGGACCGGCAGCAACAACGCGATCCTCGACCAACAGGTCAATGTCGGGAACGTCGGGGTGCGACACGCGCTGCGGATCGTGGTGATGCGTGGGCCTTTCACCTTCCTGTGCGGCACGAGCCAGGGCGATGACAGCTACGTCAACCAGACGATCCTCAACACGGGGACGCACTCGCTCGCTTTTACCCCGACCACGAGCACATTCTGGATCCGCTTCGAGAACTCGAATGTGTGCGCCTCGCTCTTGGGCACGGTCAACATCGAGGGTGCCGGCATTCTTTCGCTGCCCGCGCCCTGGCAGCTTGCCGACTTCCCAAGCCTGCGCTGGGTGCAGTCAGCCGATATCGTCTATGTGAGCTGCGCCGGCGGAACAAACGGCAGCGGCTATCCGCAGATGCAACTGGAGCGCCGGGCGACCGACTCCTGGTCGATCGTCAACTATCTTTCGAACTTCGGGCCCTTTCGTTCGCTCAACATCACCAACATCACCCTCACCCCGAGTGCGGTCCAGGGGGATATCACGCTCACGGCGAGCCGACAGTTTTTCAAGGTGGGCCATGTCGGGGCGCTCTTTGCGATCGCCTCCATCGGCCAGCTCATCCAGTCAACGGTCGCTGCCGCCAACCAGTTCTCGAACCCTGTCCTCATCACCGGCACCGGCACCTCGCAGCGGCAGTTTCAGATCGTCATCACGGGCACCTGGGTCGGGACACTCACGCTGCAGTATGCCTTCAGCGCCGCGGGGCCCTGGATCGATACGACGCAGACTTACACCGGCAACGTCAATACCAACTACTTCGACAACGCCAACAACCAGTCGATCTACTACCGCATCGGGTTCGACACCGGCAACTACACCTCCGGCAGCGCCGGCATAACGCTCTCGATCTCCTCCGGCTCGATCACCGGGGTCTGTCGCGTCACCGCCTTCCAGACGAGCGTGCTGGTGAACGCCCAGGTCCTCGTGGCCCTGGGCAACACAGCCGCGACCGTCAACTGGTTCGAGGGCGCCTGGTCCGCCTTCCGTGGCTACCCGGGCACAGTGCAGCTCTTCCAGGGTCGACTCTGGTGGTTCGGCACCTCGCTCTTCGGGTCGGCGTCCGATGACTTCACCAACTTCGATACGGTGACGCAGCTCGCCCTCACGGGGGATGCTGCGCCGATCATCGGGCAGTTGGATCAGGGCGCGATCGACAACATCTACTGGGCGATCGGGCTGCAGCAGCTCGTGCTCGGCACGGCCTCAACGGAAACCTCCTGCCGCTCCGACTACCTGGGCGAGCCCATCACGCCGACCAACTTCAACGTGTTGACCGGCAGCACCCAGGGCTCGGCGAATGTGAACGCGATCCAGATGGACCGCTCGGGGATCTTCGTCCAGATCACCGGCTCGCGTGTCTTTTCGCTTGACCTCGATATCTACACCTACAGTTATCGCTCGACCGAGCTCACGCTCCTTGTCCCGGACCTCAACGAGGCTGGCATCGAGCAACTCGTGATCCAGAACAAGCCCGACCGGCGTCTCCATTGCCGGCGCGCGGACGGGTCGGTCGGGATCATGGTGTGGGACGCTGCGGAGAACGTCATGTGCTGGCAGGAGTTCTTCTCAGCCGAGAGCGGCCAGGTGATCGACATCTCGATCCTTCCCGGTGTGGGCCTGCCTGAGGACCAGGTCTACTACACCATTCAGCGAGTGGTGAATGGTCAGTTCGTCATCTACCACGAGAAGTGGGCGCTGGAGAGAGACTGCACGGGATTACCGGTCGCGAAGTGCGCCGACTCGCACGTCATCTACTCCGGGGTCGCGACAAGCACGCTGACCGCGATCGCCCCCCACCTGGCCGGTCAGACGGTGTGTGTCTGGGGTTGGAACACGATCACCCCGTACGTCGACGGCAACGGCAACCAGCCCGGGCTCAACCTCGGGGACTACCCTGTCGCCTCCGATGGCTCGATCAACGGATTGCAATTCGGCGGCTCGTCCTACCAGGTCACCAATGCCGTGGTGGGCCTTCCTTACGTCGCGCAATGGCAGTCGATGAAGCAGGCCTTCGCTGCGGCCCTCGGGACGCCCCTGAACCAACCCGGTCGCATCAATCAGCTGGGGCTTCTCCTGCAGAACACCCATGCGCAGGGGATCGTGATGGGCACCGACTTCGAGCACCTGGACTCCATTCCGCAGGCCGATCTGCCGACGCTGTTCAGCGGTCAGGGCGTCGATGGAACCATGCCTGATCTGAATGCGATCCTGACCGAGTACGAGAGCAGGATGAGTGGTGCCAACGATATCTGGGCGACCGACAAACGCGTGTGCCTGCAGGCGGCCTCGCCCAATCCCTGCACGGTCCTCGCCTTCACCGTAGGAATGAGCAACAGTGGATGACGTGTTGAATCATAAGATCCCGCACTTCGCCCGCGAGGACCTGGCCAGCGTGCGCGCTTCGAGTATCGAAATCCTGCTCGTTCAGCACTGGCAGGAGATCGCCTACTACAAGGACATCCCGTTGGATGTTGCCTGGGATCATTATGAGGCGGTCGAGAAGCTCGGCATGTTTCGCATCTACACCGCGCGCCTCGCTCAGGA